CTTTTCATCTCTCAACTGAACCATCATTTTATTGATTTGTTCGTCAGTTGGTTTTTCTCCAGGTTTTACACTAACTCCTGCGCCGGCGTCTAGGTTAGCAAGAGCATTAATGTGTCCTGTATTCATCAAGGCCGCGGCGCCGCTTCGGGCCGATGTGCCATTTTTATCTTTTATGTCTAGGCCACTGGCCGCATTTCCGTGTAATACCGCACTATATAAATTTTCAAGACTCATACCAGGTTTCACGCCTCGGTCTCTTAAATACCTTCCTGCCGCTTTTATCTGGTCTGTTATAGAACTATTTTCGCTAACACCATATTGTCTTGCCTGTGGTTCTCCCCATTGAATGAGGCCTCTATGTTGTCCCCATTGAGTTGTTGGTCCTGCTTTCCATGGGTGAAGAGTACCAGCAGTTTCAAACGACATAATGGCAGCAAGGTGTTCTGGAGGCACACCAAGATTACCCGCTTCGGTTCTAATAGCCGATGCCATTTCTCTTTTTTGTTCCGGCGAAAGACTTCCATATTTTCCGGCGGCCCCTTTGGCACCGCTCATTATTCTTGCTTCTGCTTCTTCTCTCGTGGATTCCGGTTGTGCATATTGAAACACATCTCGACCAGTATTGTCTTTGCTTTTACTGATACCAAGACTTGATAATTGTTGGTCTGTTAGTTTACTAAAGATTTTACCATCACTAGAATTAACATCTAGTGGGCCACCCATAACTTTATTCCAAGCGGCCTCTTGTTCTGGTGTTAAACCGGCAGGTGCTTTTGGTTCAAACCCTAGTTTTCTTTTTATTTCGTGGTATTTCGCACCAACATATTCTTCAAGGCTTTTTTCTGCTTTTGTCAATCTATCTAATAAACTAGCAGATGCCTCGGACTGGCGCTCTCTAGCAGCGGCAGTTGTTGCCTCACGAAAACCACCGATATCAGGGAGTCCTTGTTGATAGTATCTTGGGAATAATTCTGCGAGTTGAGAAGGTGTTAATGAACCTAGAATAGACTTGCCTTCAGGACTTTTCGCAACCGACATTCTTTTTGAGATTGGTAGTTTTGCTAATTTCTTAAAAACAACTTTATCTGTGCTGAACATTACATTCTTTTCCGGTTAGCGTGGTTTCTTCTATTCTTTAGTTCCATCTCACGTTCTTTGGCCTTTTGTTCCTCTTCTTTAAGGAACTCTTGTAATAACTCAATATAGACATATCGTTCCCAAGGCATCATATTTTCTAAATCACTATAACTCCACCTATGATGTTGTACCAATCCAAACTGGGTTTTAAAGTGGTTCGCCAGTTTATCATGTCCCATTATCATGTAAAAAAATCAAAGAAATCTGTGTACCTCACGTTATGATGAAAACCGCACTTATTACATGTCGCTTCTAGTTTAACAGCAAATGTTGGAAAGTTATCAACAAATTCCTGCAACTTGTTATAATTCTCCTCAGTCAGGCTTTCAACGAATTCTTTTAATTCTTCTTTGCTATAATCTTTCCAAGAATATACACCTTTTGCATCATATATGCTATCAATAGAATTCACAATAACGTTAGTCTTTAAGTCTATTGGATTGCCAGACTCCGCATATTTCATTGAACTATAATTTGGATATCTCATTTTGATACCCTGCTTTTCATTCAATTTAATGTCAGGTGAGATACCCTCTTTTTCTTCTATCTCACACTTAGCAATATCCATATCCGTCTCAAAGACATTACCACATTTTTTACCATCTACAATATTATTACAGGTTAGACTTACTTCCACTTTCTCACCAATGGACTTTGCTCTCAAGAATATAAAGAGAAAGTCAATATCAAAGAATGGCAACTTATTAAATTCTAATTTACCACCTATCAAGCAATTGGTAATAATCTGTTTTACCGTCTTGATAATTTCATCATTATCTTTTGACTCCATTGCCATCAGTAGGAGTTTTTCTTCTTTCACGGTAAACGGCCGAACCGTAATCTTCTCTTTTGTAGAAGGTAATGTAACATCATATGTTGGCACATCAATCTTTGGTAGCATAATCTAATCTCTCCATTATTTTGTATAATCTGGTCTATCCCAATACTTATATGCAAATGAAATTTGTAATCTTAGAATGTCTTGGTCGGCCCATGTGACTTGCTGAGGAGTCACCAATGTCGGCCAGCATTTGCGTAGAGTCCATCCATATGTTCCTACAGGTTCACCAGATGGACCGCCAACCTCTGATAATTGAAATATATAAATGTCGGCATAATAGTTGTCTGGATATTCAAATGTGAAATTGTTTACAGGATTGATAATATCCTGCCAATCATCAAAAAGTGCTCTTTCAGTGCTATCTTGGCGGCAAATGAATTGCATGTTGATGCCTGAACCATACATGACATTGTTTGGAAATACCTGTTTTGGTCCCCAATATCTAATTTCTGTTACATCGAAACCGCGACCTGGAAACTCTACCGCCTCGCACATATAGATTAAATCTCTAGGAACAAGATTTAATATACTCTCGCCAGTAGGTCTAATAACAGCAGCAAATCGACAACTCTTAGCATATTGACCAGCAGCATCAGCAGCAGCCTTTAAACTCTGCATATCTAAATTTTTAGGAACATGTGTCTGTTTTAATCTAATACCCATCTTAATAACCTGCGTTAATGTTTTTAGCGTCAATGATTCTAATTTCTCTAAACGCTATTCTTAACTGCGTTGAGACAGGACTACCATCAGCAAAGGTACTCCATTCACCATTAGGGTTATACATAACCTCGATGCCTTCTATAACACATCTACCAATTTTAGGTATAGCGTTATTTTCTCTAAGATTTCCTTGAATATCAGGTGTCATAAATTCTATGATGAACTCGTTTGGTGTATTGAATAATCCTCCACCCTCAGTACCGAGATATCCAAACTGATTAGAAATATAACCTTTTCTAGGATCACTATAAGAATTTCCTACTAATGAAGGTGCGGCGTATTGTCTTAGTAATGTTATGATGTTTATTATCACTTGTGCTTCCGCTTGATTTGCAGGAGACATAATAAAACTAAACTCAAATGTTCTAAGGTCGGTATCACGATAGAGAACTTCAACCTTTGGATTAATAGAAGCACCTTTCATTGCTAATAAACCATTAACAGCATTATAACCAATACCAATCGGTGATAGCGCAGCATCAGCAATAACTTTAGTTAGTTTCGTTTCTGAGTATTCGTGTCTAGAACCAAAGATTAAGTTAGAACCACTAGATGCACCTGGAATGAATAATGATACAGAACCGATGACAGAATCGGAACGAGGGGCTCTGGCGGTGATAATCATCCAACTACCACCCTGCGTGGTATCTTGGACTAATGGAAAATAAAGATTAGTGGTAGTAGTGGGCATTTATATCTCCGGTATTACCTAGATAGTATTTATGGCGCATAATTACAAGCAAGGTTTTTTTAAACCACAGAATCCTAAGAAATATATTGGAGACCCGACCAACATTGTATATAGGTCGGGATGGGAAAAGCGGGTCATGGATTGGGCAGATACTAATTCAAATGTCCTTCGCTGGTGTTCCGAAGAGATAGTTATTCCGTATATCTCACCTATTGATAATAGGGTTCACCGATACTTTACGGACTTCTACGTGGAGGCGCGTGGGAGAGACGGTGAGGTGCGTAAAATGATTTTAGAGGTCAAACCAAAGGCTCAGACTCAAGAGCCTAAAAAACCCTCTAGGAAGACAAAAAGGTATATTACCGAGGTGATGACTTACGGAGTTAATCAAGCAAAATGGAAAGCGGCAGAGGACTTTTGCCGCGATAAAGGATGGGAATTTAGAGTTATAACGGAATCTGACCTATTCAAAAAGTGATATAAATACCTATATGGCGGAAAAATATACATCAAAGGACCTACAAAAGTGGTTATTTGATAAAGCATTAGAGGCCGCTGGTCCTAAGGCTCGTAAACTATTATTAGCATCTGACCAAAGAGGTCGTCCGGATGCTATGGTTGGAAGATTATACTTTTTTAAATATGACCCTAAGGGTAAAGCATATCTACCAAAGTATGATAGATTTCCAATGGTATTTCCTATTGAAACATATCAAAATGGTTTTCTAGGTTTAAATCTACACTATCTTGATGTGGGGCAACGTCAGTCGTTATTAGGTCAATTGATAAGATTTGCCAACGATAAGAAGATGGATGAGAACACCAGATTAAAATTGAGTTATGACCTATTACAAGGTTCTAGAAGATTGAATAGTTTGGCCAGACCTTGTATTAAAAGGTATCTTTTTAATCATTGTAGGTCTCAGTTCATTGAGATATACATTAATGAGTATGATAAAGCAATACAACTCCCAGTGGAAGACTGGGTATT